GAAGATAGTCTCAACAGGGTAAATACACTCACTGAGTTTATTGGATTCATTAAAGGATATAACTCTTCAGTAGTTATTAAGCCATCAGCAGTAACCCCCGTAAAGCAGGAGACACCACCGTGGATTTACCCCGACAAGAAGAAGCAGAACAAAGACCTCATCTTCAGGAATCAGAGTTACCCTCAAGAACCAAACTTCTTCATGAGGCAGCCCGACTAATCAACGGTGATCGTAACAATGATTACGGTGATCCAGTAGACGATTTTGCTATGACTGCCCAGTTGTGGCAGGTGTATCTACGACGAGCAATGGAAGCACGTTCACTGGAAGAGGTATATCTTGACCCACACGACGTTGCGGTAATGATGATGCTCCTTAAGATTTCACGCCTATCGTGGACTCCTGCTAAACGTGACCACTGGCTTGACATTGTTGGCTATGCAGGTTGTGGCTGGGAGTGCATAGAGAGTACTTATCTCTAATGGATTTTGATGAGATGAGTAAAGCGTATAGCAACGCCACGTCATTAGACCTTGTTGAAGTTCTTACAGAAGAAAACTTTCAACTTAAAAAAGAATTAAATGCTTTAAACGAACGGTATGACCGTATGTTGAGCACCCTACAGGACAGCATTGAAACTGTTTTACGTGTAGCAAGAGAAGGAAAAGCAGACAACTAATGCAGTTACATGAATGGATGTCTGATGCTTTATGTAAACAACGTAACAATATCTTTTGGTACCCACCATTAGAAGCAAAAGTACCCGAGCAGTACTATTCCGTGGGTCGTGAACTTTGTCACCGATGCCCTGTATGGCAAGATTGTTTAGATGCGGGCATTGATGAACGTTGGGGTATGTGGGGTGGTCTTACGCCACTTGAACGTACCGTATTTAGTTCAGCCAAACCTTCTGCATCTGCACATAAACCACATGGTTCATGGATACGTTACCGACAAGGATGCCAATGTCGTTCGTGCCTTGAGGCACATGAGAAACAACACGAAACCATTAATATGAACGCAATTCCATCGTGGCAAGAACCAGTTGAAGATTTGGAAATGATCCATTTCAATCTCTTGTCAAGCAAAAACTAGTACACTAGAGTAAGCCCTTCATACCTCGCCATGAGCCTATGAAGGCTTTTTTATTGTACGGACATTGGAGACTGATGATATTACGCACTCTTACAGCCGGAGTTTTAACAGTTACAACATTCTTAGGAGTGTCACCTACAAGGGAACCCCAGCCCGTAAGGAGTGTGAGCAGGGCACCACTAGTTGTAGTGGCTGCGAAACCCATTCCAACCCCCATTGAAATCGCCCAGCAGTCTTATGACTTTGGGGAACGTGGGTCTTCAGTAAGACGTTTACAGCAGGTTATTAAGACAAGTATTGACGGTGTTTATGGAGCAACTACATGGTCAGCCCATCGTGCTTATCTCATTGCTAATAACCTCAGCACCGCTACCCTGCCTGATGTGCCAACCAAATACACCAACACGTGGTACGTAGTTCATTACAAGAACCAAAAGATTAGTCTGCCACTGGACAAGAGCAAAAGGTGCATCAAGTACGAGAGCGCTTTCCGCAAGTATGGACTCCCAGTGGACATCATGTCATACGTTAGTTGGCGTGAAAGCCGTTGCGATGTAAAAGCAGTGGGCTGGAATTATAAGCATGGAAAATCAGCATGGGATTGCAAGCGCCAAGATTTTAAGAAGTATTTAGTATCCTGCAAAGCATGGGCTTCCTTTGACAGCGGGTTGCTTCAGGTCAACAGCAGTTGGTACACCGTCACAAAGAAATTATGTGGGGCAACTCCACAGTCGGGGATCTTACGTATACTAGACTGCAACCTAAAGGTCAGTAAGTTTATGATAGACAGTAACTCTCACCCTATGCGTAACTGGGGATTTTAATAGGATAACGATGACACAGGTAACACAATATGAATGCTCAGTGTGTGGTGTATCTGTAGGGGTTGGTATTGCCATCTCTGAGCCACCAACACATCAATGCAAGAAGAGACTCAATAAGGTTTACGAACTGGAGAAACGTGATAGTAGGGATAGCAAGCGGAGATAGGATCTCATCTGCCAAGGCATCCGATGGTAAAAACCATTGGGGTGGCTCAGGTTGGGTTCGTTTAGGTCAATATGAAAACCGTATATCTGCACACGGCATTGAAACCTATTCAGGTTCATTGGTGTGGAATAGAGATCACTTTTGTATTGACATTACAGAAGATAAAAACTATTACGTAGACGTAGACGTTATTTATATTCAACGTCTAATGCACCAAGGTCTTGCCGATCATATTCACAAGGCACGTGCAGTGGGGCAGATAGTCGTTAATGACCTAGACGACTGGTACTGGGGGCTAGACACCAGCAACCACGCTTTTATGTCATCACACCCTAAGAGTAGCCCGACTGAAAATGTCAACCATTACAAATCGGTACTCAATGCAAGTGACTACGTTACAGTATCCACGCCTTATTTGGCAGACCGCATCAAGAACTTTGTTCACTGCCCCATTGAGGTAATTCCCAATACAGTAGACGTGGGTAGGTTTACACCCCTAGAGCATTCTGATACAACGACTCCTATTGTTGGCTGGGTTGGGTCTACTAATCACCGTTCTAATGACCTAGAGCAACTTACAGGGATCATTAAACCGCTATACGACAGTGGGGACATTCGCCTACAGCACAGCGGTTATCATGAAGGTAACGCATTGGTATCTGATGCATGGCGTTTACCTGAAGACGCTGTGTTACGTGTGCCTGCCTCAGACCCTGAGTTGTACCCATCGTTACTAACAATGGATGTAGGCATTGCACCCTTACGTGATACCCCATTTAACCACGCCAAGAGTGATATTAAGTTACTTGAATACTCCGCAGCAGGCATCCCATGGGTTGCTTCAAATCTCTCTGCGTACTCAAAACTGGCTAGTGACTGGGGCATAGGGCGTACTGCAAAGAAAGCCCCTCAGTGGATTAAGCATTTAAAGGAATTAAAAAACCCCGACATCCGCTCTGCTGAGGGTTCTGCATTAAGAGAAGCAGTATGGCAGAGGGATATCGGGGTAGGAACTAAACAACTTATAGAGTTTCTAAAACACCTGTAGCCTTGTACGTGTCGTATAGCGCCTTGCGTTGGTCAGGGAATGTGCCTGCCCATATGCCGTACTTCTCATTGTTCTTGACAGCGAACTCATAACACTCTGCCTTAACAGGGCAACTAGCACACGTGTCTAACGCCTCCTGCTCATACGCCTTCTTCTCTACCTTGGACAGGCTCACCAAGTTGTAGTCAAAGAACACATTTTTAGACAACGTGGAACAAGCAGAATGCCCCCGCCAGTCTACGTTCATTACGTGTTTAAGGCTGGGGAGGTCAATCATAGGACTGAACCCCCCAGCCTTTACACTAACTGTCACACCAACACCAATTCGTTGATGGCTTGGATTACTTTGATGTCTGACTGCTGAATCTTGCCGTTGATGGCGTTCAGTGCGTTGCGCTCAGAGCGTGTCTTGTCGTTACCCGACACGTGGTGGTTGAAGGTGTTGAACGCCTGAAGCACACCCAGCGCAGTGCCTGCCCAAGGTGACACCATTGCGTCGTTGCGGTACATGTTACGAATTACCTCTTGCTTATTCTCCATCTTAGAGATAGCAGACTGTGCTACTTCACCACTGATACCCACTGGCACAATGCGATTCACAATGGCATCCCACTCACGGTCAGTGACCGTAATACTTGACAGGCGCTCAATCTCAGCAACGATGTCTTCTGTCATGGTGAACACAATGTCTAGGGCATCACGGATTGACTGGATGCGATTGACGCTGTGCTTACTGTGGCGTGTCTTGTGCTGTGCCCCGTCTTCAGCCAACCCTGCGAACAGCGTGTTGTCACATACTGGAGCGTTGTACACCTGCTTGTAGGTGGTAGCGATAGTGCCGTTATGTGAGGTGGTGGCAAGGAGATATGGGCGAACAGGAAACCCAGCAGACGTTTCTACGTTGTCGGGCATAGAGATGGTTACCCATGCAATAGCACCCTCACGTAAAGCACCGGCTGAGTCAATGACCAGTTGGTGGTCGTCAATAATGGTGCTGACGTTCTCAATGAGCCATTCGTCGTATTGGTGGATGGCATATGAGTCCTTGAACACACCCATTACATGGTTGTTGTCGTTACGCATAATTGCCTTGCGATCATTTTGTTGTACGTAGCGCACTACTTGGTTGTCTCCATCTGTGATGCCCACGAACACTGGTGCTTCAATAGCCTGCCAGTTGAACAGGCGACGGCGTACTTCTTCTACGGGGATTGCTCCTGCATAGTGGTTTGGCTCATCACCTTGTAGGTCTGCACGATAGTGCCATGCCTTTGAGTTGCGCTTGTCGGTGTTGCCGATCAACGTCATTGTGTTTAATGTCTTGAACGTTTCTTTGCTCATGTGTTTCCTTTGGTTGAGAGGCTTTGCCTCTTTCTTATTGTTACTTTATCTCAGGGGTGTACGTAGTCACGAATCCTACGAAGCACCCATCATGTCTTGAAGTAGCAGGGCGGTAATGCTACCTGCTTCAGCCTTCATGTCTTCTCCCCATCCGTCTAAACAGGCTGAGATGGTCTCTGCCTTTGCGTTCAGGAGACTCCACATACGTGAGTCAATGGTGGGGGCATTGGGGTCAATGGCAGTGAGCCACCATGCCACTACAGCATTCTTGTTGCCGTAACGCCACGCCCTGTCTTCTGCCTGTGAACCAGTAGCAGGTGACCATGGCATCTCAACCATGACCACGTGACTGGCTACCTGTAGGTTAAGACCTACTGAGGCTGCCTCATATTGACCTAAGAACAGCCGTGCCTCACCGTTAGTGAACTTCTGCACAGCCTTGTCTTTAGCCTCAGCGGTCATACCACCAGCAACCATCACTACGCCCTGATCCTCAAAATGCTCTTTGAGAGTCTTTAGGACATTGGTGTGATACGCAAAGGCAATGACCTGCTCACCTGAGTCCAGTAAAGACTGTATGTGTTCCTTTGCAGAATCTATCTTTGCCTCACCCAATAGTTGCCTGAGTTTATTTATCTGTGTAATCACAGGTGCTTTAGAGGCAGCGAGAAAGGCATCGTTCCCATAGTTCTCAAATACAAAGGCAAGGAAATCCTCCTCAGCCTTACGGTACTTACGCATGGATGCCTCAGTTAGTTCTACGTCTAGTTGTGCCCTGCGCTTAGGTGGCAGGTCATCTAGTACGTCTACTTTCTTGGTACGTGTGTAGCACGTGCTACGCAACAAAGTATTTAACTCTGTCACGTTGCTGGCTCCACCTGTCACAGGAAACCCATTGACCATCTGATAATCGCAGTACCTAATCTGAAACTGCTTCTTAGTACCGAATACAGGCTCAAGCCTGCCAATGATACGCAGTGGCGATATGAACTCCGATGGGCGGTTAGGAATGATGGTTCCCGATAGCAGAACGCAGTACCCATCCTTGGGAACAAACGATGCAATACGAGTCAGAGCCTTAGAACGCCCGCTGGATTCAGTCTTAAAGCGGTG